ATGCACCGAGGCGTTGAGTTATTGTCAGGAACTCTCTACATCAAGAACAACGAGATCATGCTCCAACTTGTTAGAGATTGGTCTAACGTAAAGGATGTCAATTGGGATCAACGCATCCTCCAAGAATTAATCGAAAACCAATATAAGAACGAAATTGTAATACGGCCACTCCCCGAAGAGTATGTAAAAATCAACCCAAAAAATAGCAGCTTTGATAAACTTGATTGTGTCATTGGGCACAAGCAAATGAGTCGCCAACAACGAGCAAAGATTGGATATGAGCAACCACGAAACTTTAAAAGACTTCATCAAAGGTAAGACAGTTGTAGTCGTTGGCAACAGCGAACGAATGTTAGAACGAGACTATTCAAAATTCATTGACTCGTTTGATGTTGTCGTTCGGTTGAACCACGGCAGACCATTATTAACCACTGGCACCAAGACAACCATCTGGGCGTCGATTTATAAGGTCGAGAATCCGCGAGCACTGCGAGAACACTACAAGAAATTCAAGTCCCCAATTATCGTAAGATTCGGATCACGTGCAAAAAAACCAATTACTGCAGATCTTGAATCACGAACGTGGTTTGTCAAATCAGATAGACAGTTGCTTGAAATGTTCCGCAACCGTAAAGCAGAATCACGCGGTGAGCCTAGAGCATACCCTTCAATCGGTTCGCGCGTTGTTGACTGGCTTTATGGCGAATTAGGTGTTGAAGCAATTGACTTAGTTGGTTTTGACTTTTTCGACACGGGAACTTGGTATAGACCAGGTGAGGAGAATTGTTATAAATGCCATACGCCGTCAATAGACAAGAAATTTATCGTTAACCATCCAGCAGTCACATTACATGAGTATAGTCAATAACAAACATAAACACACTTTCATTCACATCCCAAAGACAGCAGGACATTCAATGCAAGACTTGCCGTGGGTTGGTCGTACTTGCCACACCTCCGCATTAGAATTTCAGCAGGCGGGAATGTGGAGAGATGACTACTTCTCGTGGACGTTTGTTCGCAACCCATACGACCGCTTCGTTTCGTCGTATGAATGGGCACGACAGACTTGGAATGCTGTCTGGCAGCTTCGGTTCGGCATCACCAAGAATGACCTTGCAACATTTGAAAACTATCTCTCGTGGGTTGAACGTACTGGCGGTCATAAAAACGACAATCGTCAGCAATCAGAATTTATCTGTGATCAAGACGGCAAGATTATTGTCGACTTCGTTGGTCGGTTTGAAAATCTGGCAGAAGATTGGGATTTCGTCTGTCAAACAGTTTTGGGACATTCTTCTCCTCTTCCGCACAAAAATAAGACAAATCGCCGCTCAACTGACAGTTATTACACAGAAGAGCAGAAAAAGCGTGTTTACAAGCTTTACAAGACAGATTTCGACAATTTTGCAGTTTTTTCCAATTTTGGCAGAAATAACTATATACAGAAGAGAAAAAGTATGTTATAATTGATGTATGCTAACAAAGGAAAAAATCCTCGCCAATAAGGCCCGTCGTGTCACCAAACAAAAAGCACTTTAATATTATGAAAGAAACTTACGAACAAGCTAAAGCTCGCCTCTCTAAACGTGGTGTCAAGCGCTCTTCATCCTTTGTAAAGATGTTTGACCCAACTGACGAAACTGCTATCCAAGAAATCGCAGAGCTCCGGAAGTCTGTGAAGATGATCAATAAGACAATCCCACGCAATGTGCGTGTTCGTAAGTTATTTCGTGTCGTGACAGAATATCGTTTGCCTCTAGGTTCTAACAGACAAGAAGCTGCTGGGTATTATGGGCCAAGCATGATGCCTCACTTTAAACGTAAAGACGCAGTTCTGGGCCTTCTTTACATTCAACAATATTACCAATGGCCGAAAAACCAAATGACTATCCGCGAGGAACTTGGATAGACCGCAACCACCCTGCAACATTCGTAACAAACAAAAAGCACTTTAATATTATGAAAATCACAAAAACAAAACCGCTCTCTGGTCAGTTCACCGCAACGTGGGAATATAACGGGCTAGTTTGGTCTGACACCTACAAGTACGACGAAACTGACAATCGCCTGTTAGTCCATGATAGCGAAACTGACGTCTGGAAAGCTGTGGGGCATGAGGATCACGAGGGCGGTGTTGCTCCTTGGATCGACCGCAACCACCCTGCAATATTCGTAACAAATTAAAGCACTGTAATATGTCAAAATTTATCCACTCTCCTGAATTGTCAGAAAAGTCCTTTGCTGAATTTGTGCGCCTATTAGGTGAACGTCGGGCAAAAGGTTGGTCCAACTCCTCGTTTCGCAATGACTCGACTGACAGCCTAACATTCATGGCTCCATGTCCCGAACAGGATGATGAGATGACTGCTGTTGCAGTTCTCCACTTGCCCGACAGTGAGGATTATCGTGAATTTTATTACTACGAACTTGACTGTAATGTTGAGGGAACCTTCAAGACTATTGAAGAGACTGCCAAATTCATCACATCGCGTGGACTCCACAAATTACTGTAATGGCTAAAGGCGACAAGAACTGCGAGTGTAACCGACGGGCATGCAATAATGCTCCCGCCATACACTTCAACCGATCCACAGAGAAATTTTATTGCACTCCATGTGCTCGTAAAATCAACTCTTATCCTGAAAACGAAAATGTCTGTGCATGGCCAACACGTGCAGATTTGAACCAAGACGGTACATTAAAATGAAATTTAATATCCCAGAAATCAAAATGAAGTACCCAACCTACATCGTAGGCGGATGGGTCCGAGACAAAGTTATCGACCCAAGCTCATGCCCTAAGGACATTGATCTTGCAATGGTCGCTCCCGACTTCAAGTCAATGCGTGAAGCAGTCATTGCGGCAGGTGGAGAAATCTATCTTGAAACGCCACAGTACTTGACGATCCGATGCATGATCCCAGAGCTTGGTGCAGTTGATGTTGCACTTACACGTACTGACGGTGAATACACTGACGGACGTCGTCCTGACGAAACTCACATTACAGACTCGATTGAAGACGATCTGTCTCGTCGTGACTTCACATGTAACGCAATTGCAGTCGACGTTTCTAACGGACACATTGTCGATCCATTCGGCGGTGTTGCTGATGCACAAGATAAGATTCTTCGTACTGTTCGTAATGCCCGTTCACGGTTTGAAGAAGACTACCTTCGCCTGTTCCGTGCACTTCGGTTTGCAATCACAAAGGAATTCTCACTTGACTGTGAAATCGTTGCAGCAATGCACGACCGCGAAATTTGCAGCGGTATCAAGAATATCTCGAAGGAACGTATTCGTGAAGAAATGCTTAAGTGCTTCAACCACAACACGTTCACGACTGTTGGATACTTAAACGAATACTCAAATCTCCTCTATTGGATGTGCCAAAAGGGTGTATCCTTGAAGCCTACACTCGAAAAACTAAAGGTATAAAATGGAACAAGAAAAACGCAAACAAGTCTATACTGTTGATGCTATTGGAGAGATAACAAGACCATACGACATCGTCGTAATGACGGAGCCTGGAAATAGTCGAACCGCAGGAATCCAGATTGGGTTGATTGCGAATGGCACTAAGACTGGAGCACAGATCTTCTCATTGACGGAGATTGCCAATCGTCAGCGGATGGTTGAAGAATGTCGTAAGAACGGACAGGGCGATAATTGGTATGAGAGGTATCTTGAGACAGCATTTACGAAACCATCTTGTCGCCCGTCCCATGCATACATCAAGCATGAGTTCAAGCGTCCTGATATGGTCGACCAAGATTTGTTCAATCAAGTTGTGAAGGCTATCACAAATTACCTATACACTCAAGGAGAAAAATAACATGAAGTTTGGATTTATTGATACTGAAACTACAGGAGCAGGTTCTGAAAAGAAATGTTCCATTTGGCAAATCACTCTAATTATCACTGATGAGTTGCTTAATGAGATTGACCGAATCAATCTGAAGTTCCGTCCGCGTGAAGGTTGTGTCCTTGAAGAAGGCGCTTTGGAGAAGACAGGCATGTCCATTGAAAAGTTCCGTGCGTTGCCAATGACTTATGATGGTGCCTATACCGCACTTATCTCTTTCTTGGAGAAGCACATCGACCGATTCAACAAGACTGATAAGCTGCAATTTGTTGCTTACAATGCTCAGTTTGACGCTCGTTTTATGCGTCAGTTTTTCATCGACAACAACGACAATTACTACGGCTCGTGGTTCTTCCACCCGCCAATCTGTTTGATGATGCAGGCTGCTTGGATGACTCGAAAGGTTCGTGATAAGTGGGCAAGTAACTTCCGTTTGGAGTCGTTGTGTAAAGCAGCTGGCATTGAGTTCGACGAAGAGAAAGCACACGATGCTCTCTACGACGTTGAAAAGACGATCGAGCTGTATAAGTACTTCGACGAATAATTACAGAAAATTAACCGATACAGGCCGCAATGCCACCTAGAAAAACCACATCATTCCGTTGTGGTTTTTCTTTGCTTTATAAATAGTTATATGCTCAACTATATCAAAAGACTACTCAATCCTCCTGTAGCACGGTGGACAACTAACACTGAAAAAGAATTTCCTCATCTGGAAGCCGACAAGTACTTTCTTGTCAAATCCGAAGCAGAGGGAACTTTGATGTTTACGCCGTCACAAGTTAAAGCTGCTAAAAAGACCGCAGATAAAAACTTGGAAGATCAGTAAAACTTAAGTCAATCACGAGCCTCTACATCACATTGCAGTAGAGGCTCGTTTAGTATAAATTATGATCGCGATAGAAATTATATTAGTAGTAGGAACAATTGCCACCAACTTTATTGCTTTGGGAATTGCATGGTTTAAGCTAAAGACCGCAGTGCATACAATGTCCAAAGAGGTAAAAGAGCATACTGATGTGGCTGTGCAAAAGCTGAATGGAATGCTTACGTATTTCATTCATTCTGCAGATCGACCTATGTGGATTAAGGCAGTCAAATTGGAGAACGGCAAACCTGTGTTTAGAATGCTCGAAGTAAATAACGAGTATGCTAATCTGTTTGGTATTAGGCGTAATGATTATATTGGCAAGACGGACCTTGAAGCAGGTTGGGACCGTGAGACATCTGATATGTTTTATAAAAACGATCTTGCTGTTTGGGCGTCAGGAAATCCTCATACTTTCACTGAAGTTATAGGAGGCAAGACAATGCGTTTTCGTAAGCTCTTGTTGCAGACACCAGACGGCACTAAGAAGGGCGTCATGGGATATGCTGTCGACTATAATGATCTGGACGGATGCTGCAAAAAGTGCGTTGACAAACAAATCCATGATGACGGCCTCAACGATATTTTATTTGAGCCGAAGAAACTATTTTAAGAATATTCCAGTATAAATAACAGTATGAGCAACATTAATTTAGGACAAGACTTAGGCCTTGGCGAATTGCCAACTGATGAAGAAGCAGCGCTAATCCGCCACAACATTAAAATTGACGTCGACTTGGGACAAGACCCAACTGAAGGGGCAGGTGTTGCTGCCCCAATCAATACTGTCGGCTTTTATGATGATGGGTCAAACCCACGTGCTCTACAACACTTTAAGAAGACTGGTGATGGCGATCTTGAATGGTCAAAGTTGATCTTTAAGACAGAGATTGATACCCTGTTGAGTACTACGTCATCCGTTATTGAATTAGGAGTACCTGATCCTTCAAGCGGAGTGGGTGTTGTTGCTGATATCGGAACTTATGGATATGAGGAAGGCGACAAGGCGACCTCCACTTGGTGGTTTAAGTTTGGCACAAATGATACTGACTGGAAGCGCATTGCGTTGTTTTCTGATCTTGCGCAGTTCATTGAAGATTTTAGAACTGAAGGCAACGCTCCTGCTCCTGTTAGTGGAGCTGTAACAATTGATGCTGAAGCTTACACTGTTCAAAATCTAACACTAACTGAAGATACTAGTATCAGTTTCGCTGGCTTCACTACAGGAACAACTTCAGTAATAGTGAACATTATATTAGGCGGATTTGAGTTGAGTTTTGCTGATGCTAATGTTGTCCAGTGGAGCGATGACGAATTCGTTTTAAATTCTAATCGAGCTGTTGTAAGAATCTTTGTTGAAAACTACGGCACAGACATAAACATTACCTTTATCGGTGAGCAACTTTTATAAAGGTAATGGCTGAAGCAAACAGATTTGCGTTATTGGGTGGTACTACTTTTATGCGGAAGACGCTCGAATACGATTTTGCGGAATTGAACCAATGGATTGTTGACAGTAATATGGGACGCCCAACGCCATGGATGACTGAGTACGAACAATTATTTGAACCGCTACAAACTCCATTGCTGTATATAAAGTTTGCCGCAAACGACGGACCTAAGGTAAATCTCTGGGAATTAACGGTAACCTATACTGATGGAACTACCACATATAATGCAATGAATGGAAGCACAGTGTCGGGGGAGGAGGCTATCACCAACACACCGTTAGAAGACAAAGCAATATCAAAGATTAATTTGCGTATTAGCAACGTTGAGGAAGGTCAAAACGAATTTTACAGGTTCGGAGTATTCACACCAATTAACGACTCAAATCTTCACCTGATCGAGTAATTTCTATTGACAGAAATCCCATAGTGTGATATAATTACATTATGAGAAATAGAATACATAACTCCAGTAACCCTTACCAGGTATACGACAAATATCCACGTGCATTGTGCGTGTGCTCTGCGGGATTGTTACGCTCCCCAACAACTGCGGTAGTATTAGCAGGTGACGACTACAAGTATAACACTCGTGCAGTTGGCGCAGACAGTGGTCATGCGTTGGTTCCATTAGACCCAGTGCATTTGGTTTGGGCCGACGTGATTGTCTTCGCCGAACGATGCCACTTTGATTTGGCCAAGGCTGAAGAAAGGATTCAATCAAAGAATCCTGAGTTGAAGTGGGAAGATAGTATAATGTCAAATAAGCCAGTGTATATCTTGAATATCCCTGACCAATACGAATATCGACACCCAACTTTGGTCGCTGAAATTAAGGACCGTTTTAAGCAAGCATTGAAACAAGCTGACGGCGCGACCAGTGGAGTTTTTGAAGTTCCACGGTCGCCGTCGATGTACTCTTAAGATGACCGTCAAAATCCCCCGCCACAATGATTAATTTCATTGTGGCGTTTTAGCATCCAATTATATTGCTAATATCCGCTTATTTGTATTGACAGGTTAAGATAAACTGTTTAAAATAGTTCTGTAGGAACTTCATAAGGAAGCACGCTTCCATCTTTGAGAGGTTTCCTCGAAAAAGATTAAACTAAGACCAATAACAATGCATCCTGACCTCACTAAATTCAACAAAATCAGAAAATCGCTTCTATTACGACAAAGGTCAAATAGACTTAAAAATATCCGCAATATGTGGTTGACAATTTCCAAATAGTGGTTCAAAATTGCTAAATACAAATATGAAAAGAATAGTTATAGATTTCGACGATACCATCTCGTTTACAAAGAATCGGGACTGGTATAATGCTGAACCCAATCGTCCTCTGATTGACAAAATGCGTCAGCTTCATTTAGACGGTTGGCAGATTGACATTTTCACTGCTCGCGGCAGCATTTCGTGCAAGACACGCGCTGAAGCTGACAAGAAATATCGAGGTGAAATTGAGGAATGGCTCTTGACTCACAAAGTGTCTTACAATTCACTCTCATTCGACAAACCGCTTGCAACCTACTACGTTGATGATAAAGCTATGCTCCCATCTGAATTTGTTGCTGCAGATTTGCATGATTTACAAGGTGGGCTTTCAGGTGCTGAAATTTATACTGATGGCACTCATGTTTTCAAGGATGATCCAAACGTCTTTGCGGTTCAAGAATGGTTTGAGAAAGCTGAAGCTATCGGATTGAAGGTTCCTAAAGTTGAGACTGTTATCGGCAATACAATGACTCTCAACTACATTGATCACATTCCCAACTATATTGAAGAGCATCCACAACGCGCTCTTGGGTTGATCATTGAGAAGCTTGATCTGATGGGTCACACTGATAGCTACACAAGTCATTTTATGAGTAATTACACTATCAACATTCAAAGTCACTTAAGTAACGCAGCAGGGATTTTTCCAGCTGGTCTATACACTGCTCTAATGAGAATTGCACATCAGCTTGAAGTTGGCACTTTCTATCACGGCGACTTCGGTGTGGGCAACATGCTTTTTACCGAAGACAATGAATTGTTTCTCATTGATCCAATTCCCCACAAGTTCAGTTGCACAGAAATTGATGCTGCAAAGTTCCTTGCGTCATTGTTGCTTTTCCGTCGCATGACTGTAACGTCTGACACGTTTATCTTCTACAAGAAAATGCTTAAAGCTTATTTGGGTCTAACTGGTAGCGATGCACTTGAGGTGTTGATCGCCTGTGAAGTTCTTCGTGTTCACAAATACTCAAACGATAAAGATAAAGTAGAGGAGGTTTTCAAAAGTGTTTTTAAATAAGAAAGATATCGCCAAGAAAGTTGGCAAACCGATTGACGAGGTTGTGGTGGGATTCACGGCATCTTCCTTCGATTTATTTCACTCAGGTCATCTTGTTATGTTGCAAGAAGCAAAGGACTTATGTGATTACTTGATCGTTGGTCTACTTGTTGATCCAACAACAGATCGTGCTACAAGCAAGAACAAACCAGTCCAATCTGTATTTGAGCGGTATATCCAATGTGCTTCATGCCGCTTTGTTGACGAAGTAATTCCCTTTGGGAGTGAGAAAGATTTGGTTGATATGATCCTCACGATCAATCCTGACATTCGCATTGTAGGTGAAGAATATAAAGACACCGACCACACAGGAAAAGGTCTTTGCCCAATTCACTACAACAAGCGACGTCATTCATTCTCTTCAACCGAACTTCGCGATCGCGTCGTCAAAGCATCACAATAACTTATATAACTAATACTATGGCATTCTTATTAGCAGCCTTAGGACTAACAACTAGTCAGCTTGTAAAACTGTTGGCTATTGGTGCAATCGCATTCGTATGCGTTGTCTTTTCTCTCTAAACAATACAATGAAAACAAAAATTCTAATCACTGGAGGCTACGGCTTCATCGGCACAAATCTTATCAACCAACTTGACAGCGACCTGTATGAAATTGCAGTCCTCGACAACTCAAGCCATGGACAGTTCCATGAGGGCATCCATAACAAATGTTCACGCATCTTTGATGTGGATATTCGCGACCGAGATCATGTCTTCGATGCGGTCAACCACTTCCGACCAGATATCACTTTTCACTTTGCAGGTCTTGTCTCAATTTATGATTGCCACAAGAATCCACATGAGGCAGTAGATACGAATATCACAGGATCAATCAATGTCTTCGATGCTTTGCTGCAATATGAATGCCCGCGTGTCATCTTCTCTGAAACCTCAGCGGTCTATGAAGATTCTGAATTGCTACACAGCGGTTACCACGAAGGTCAGTCTGACCCACGAACGATGTATTCTTCAACTAAGGCAGCAGTTGCAACTCTTGCTGAATCGTATCGAAAAACACGCGGTCTTGAATATACCGCACTTCGTTACTTCAATGTTGCTGGTCCTATTCAAGATTACAAACGGACAGTACCGCCTCTCTTTGCAGGTGTCGCACTTCGATTACTTGGTGGCAACAATCCTATCATCTTTGGTGATGTTACTCGCCGCCGTGATTTCATTCACGTTGACGACGTAAACGCATTCCACATGCTTTGCATCTTCAACCCAGAACAGACAACAGGACAGACATTCAATCTTGGGACAGGTACTTCAAATTCACTGAATGAGATTTGTGAGATTGTTCACACCTACTTGATTGCTGAAGATCTTATTCCATGTCAGGCATTGATCTATGACAAGATGCCCGAGATCAATGGTGAAGCTCATACCATCTATGCCGACATTCGTAAGGCACAATCATTAGGATGGGAACCTAAGCACCATATTGGGTCACAGATTGCTGATACGATCAATTACCTACTTGAAGAAGTTAAGAGTGGGAGTGTCGATCCTAAGACATTCATGACCGACCTTAACACCGACGCAGTAAAAATCTAATGCTTGTAAGTGATAATAGACCTGCTATCCTAGTATATATCAACACGAATATTACTGGAGAATCAAAGCACAACCTACGACAGTCACTTATGTTCTTGAATGAATATAAGGATAAGTATCGCTTGATTGTGTTCTCTATGAACAAGACAGAGCGCTTTCTGCAGTCGCTGATTGAAGACGCCAACTTGAAGTTTGATGAAGTCATCTGTAAAGGATATGAATATTGGGATGACTTTGTGACAAACTACAAGTTCGACACTTGGGCGCAGTTCATGGATGAACGTTATTATCTCGACGAGTTGGAAAATGTTGAGCATGTTGTTTGCGTTAAAGGCCTGTTATCAAAGCAAGGTAGGATTCAACGTGACCTTCCACACTTCAATGACAAAGTTGTGGAAGGTCACGCGAACATTAAGTTCGTGTCTAACTCGCGTCAGATCGCTGGGTTCTTATCAATTCTAAAGTTGTGCAAGATTCGTAACTTGCCGCTGCACGAAATGATATACGACACTCAAGAAGCAAGCGCTGCACAGATTGAGGATGCTGAAATCCGTCCTGATAAAATCTATTCTTACTTTTTGTATGACGTCAAGGATTATGGATACCGTCGTCTTGACTCTTTCAACTATGCCCACACGTATTATCCTGACGCAGGTTTATGGAAGAAGGATATTGATATTACGATGGCGTATGTTGCTGTTACTAAAGATCGTTCAAAGATCAATGAAAGAGTTCATGAGATGTTTAGCAATCTTGAACAGATCTTTCCAAACAGCAGGTTGTCGCGTGAACACGGAAAGCTTCAAATGTCTCGCCCTGGCTATATGCAACTGATCTGCCGATCAAAGTATACACTGATCATCCCTGCGTATAATCCCAGAGAGATGTCTATCTTCCGCTTCATCGAATCTATCAACCGTGACTGTCTACCTCTAATCACTGAGGACGTGTTCACCGATGATTTCATCAGAACATACGATTTAGATATTGACAAAGTGAATCGTATTAGTGTAAAATATGACTGCTCAAACTTTCGAGCATTTACTGAAGAAGAACGTATCGACCTGATCTGTTACTTTAAACACAAAGTGTGCCGCGTCACTAAACTATTAGAAATACCTTTATGAATATCGCAATTGCTAAAATGGGAAAGTCTGTACTTTTTAACAAGAAAAAGTGGGGACCAATCGGTGGGGATGGAGAAGCACCAATTTATTTTGAAAATTTGATTCGTAAGAATCCGCAGCACACATTCTTCTTAATCGGTCGCTCTGATTTCCAACGTCTTAATCCTGACGACCAAGACCGTATTAATGAGCACGGCAACCTCGTCGATTGCTTTGCTGACTTCAGCATTAAGACGTCAACAGCTGTTGAGTTCATTGACAAACAGTGCGCCAATATCAAGTTTGATTGTGGTATTATGATGGCAGGACCACTTGGAACAAACACTGTCCAGGGCAAGAGTCGTTTGATGAAAGATCCAACCAAACTTGCATCTCCTATCATGATGCTTGCAAATTATGCAGGTCCGACGTTGTCAGTTATTAATGACCACAAGTTTCCATACCTCATGGTAGTTAACGACCCGCGATTCTTTCCTACGCAATGCCGTGATCTTATGCACTTGCCCGCTAAGGTTCTATCACAGTTCAATGAGTCAATCATCCAAAAGACACGAACAGCGTATGACAATGCAACAATCCTCGAATATCCACTTGAAGGTGAATATGGCGCAGTTGAAACGATCCGATTAATTGATCTGCCAAAACCTGTAACAGGTCTTGGTGCGTTCATGGTTGAAGAAAAGAAGCGTGTCGCTGAAAAGGATATCAAGTTTCTTGTTGTTCTCAACGAAGGTTTGCCATCTCGTTATAAGGTACTCAAATCAGCGATCCTTGATCATGTTGACGACGTCGACATTTATGGCAAGTGGAATCCTGAGACGATTGGTGATGATCCACGATTCAAGGGATCAATCAAATACGAGGAGCTGCAATCAATCTTGCCACGAGTGAAGTATTCGTACTGCATTCCTATCAAAGACGGTTGGGTTACTTCTAAATTCTGGGAGATGATTGAGCACGGCATTATTCCTTTTCTACACAAAACATATGACGAACAAGACAACTTGAAGGTGCCATCGTTTTTGCGTATTCGTGACAGTAAAGATCTTGCTCAAAAGATTGAGGTATTAGAGAGCGATCCTAATAAATACAATCAACTGCTCTCACATTTGAAAGCAATGATTCAACCTGAATTCGTCACAGGCGATTACCTCAATAAGGTAACAATGTCTGCACTTGATGAGATTCTCTCATAAATAAACATATGCCTGATCTACAACCTTTTAACTCTGGAGAAACCGCAACTTCAATCCGCACCAAAATTAATGCAGCTATTGCGCGTATTAATACTTTAGATGACGCAAACGAAATCATCGCGAAGCTTGATGCTGAATTGGGATCAACTGCGTGGAAGAATTCAATCATCACACTAAATACTATTGCTGAACTCAAGGCGTTTGACGTTGGAACAGTTGTAGACAAGACAGTTGCAGTTGTTTATGGATCAAGTGCTGCTGGCGATGGTGAAGGCGGAACATTCTATTGGGATCAATCGTCTGCACAGTCTGCAGACGGTGTCACAACAATCGCGCCCAACTCTGGGGATAGCGGTCGTTGGATCAAAGTTCAAGTTGCATTGAGCGGAGTAGACATTCAGGCAACAATTGTTGAAGAAGATAGTTACGATGGGTCTCTAGCTGATATTGGTGCAATTAAGGATTGGGTTGAATCGAACTCAACGACTTCAGACCTTGAGTATGTTGGAATTGCAGAATACGACGGCAGTCCGACAATTGTTAATACTACTGGCTCAATGACTAAGATTAGCGACCTTGAGTTTGAAAGTAAAGCAGCTGCACTAGATACTGAGATTACATACGACGTAAGTAAGTTTATCACTGCGTCTGCTAGCGCAGTGCAGAACATCCGATTCGTTCACATTACTTGCAGTCTTACAAGTGAAGGCACAGCGCCATCTGGGAATGTGCAACGTATCACCGTTACTTACCCAGATGGTACGGTCGTCGACCTTGCTAATACGGCGCCAAGATATAATACCTACATCGGAACGACAATTACAAGCACGTATGTTATTCCTGTAAATTCTGATACTACAGAATTTACTATTAATGCGGCTACGTCATTCTTTGTCAACGAAGGCGTGGCGTTTAAAATTGTTGGTGCAACCGTTGTCCGTAATGCATCTGGTTTTTTAGGTGATCAAGTTTACGGCGGCTCAGGAATGCTTTATAGCGGCACTGAAGTTTATAATGCCACTCCTACTGGCAACACGTGGATTCCGTTGAACATCAAACCTCTAACATCCAAAGGTGGTCGAACACTGTGTTACTTTAAGGTAGCAGGTGCAGGTGGATTTTCATTTAAAACTGGCGGTGAGTCAGAGAATGTTGCGTCTACTATTGCAGAATCTGCGTTTGGCGGTGGTACGTCAGCCGCGCAAAATCAAGGCACGAATATTTCCTATGTCGCGGTTATCAGCGATTCTGACACGGTTGTTGAGTTTGCGTCTCTAACAGAAGTTCCTGTAGTTATTACTCTTGAGGCATATCAGCCGCTTGACGATTCTCCAGTTGTTACTCGTCACTATCTTGGTGATATTGAATTTATCGACGCGGTTACGATCGTTAATAAATCTGATGATATTAGAACTGACACTGGATGGAGAACGGTCCAGCCGAATATGGCATGGGCAGGGGCATCAACTTTGATTATAGAATATATGATCCAAGATAATGACATAAACGCGGATTACACATCGGTCTCCTTTAGAGCAAATGCTACTTCAGTCGAAATAAAAAGTGGTAACGGAACTGGAGCTTATGGTCCAAAAACTTCACAGATGCTGATCCCAGTTAGTACTGGCGGATCATGGCAGTGGAATTACACAGGCGGCGACAGTTATCTTGCGGACCTGAGAGTTGTTGGTTATGTTAAGTCAAATCCAATACGCGAATCATACCCTTACTTCAATGTAATGATTGATCAGCGACCAGGTTTGACAACTCCTGCAGAGTTTACTGATGCGTCACAAGATACTCTTACAGAATATAAATTACCTTCATACGGAAGCATTACTACAGGATTTCAGAATCATTACCACCAATCTGAAAATTCGCTCCTATATGAAATGTCGGTAAACGCTTTAAGTGACACAGACATTGTTCAAAAGTTATTTGCAGTAGACGACGTGTTTAGCATCTATGTTGACGGTGTGCTTAAAGCGACGGCTGACAGTGTAAATTCTACCAGCGCTCCAATGTTGGTTACGTATACTTTAACAGCGGGACTTCATACAATTAGCATTGTTAAGAATGATGTTGGTGGTGTCCAAGAGGCCCTTGACCTAGTCGGCGATATTATTTCTGACACCGTTCAGTTCGTTGGCTTCTCTGGAGTAACAGGTATCCTTGACGATATTAAAGGCACAGTTGATCACGAAACAGTACCAACCTCACTTGCGGTTCAAGAATATGTTGCCAATGTTAGCGGTGTCAACCAAACATGGAAATTATCTCCATCAAATGGAGATATTCAACAGTCACCAAATTGGGGCGGTTTTCACACAAACACTTCTGATGCGCCGATACAACTATCAATTCGTGCGTGGAGAGATGCCCAAGATAATGTTGAAGTAAATATAGAGGTAGACGGATATGAATGGGCGGTACTATCCGCCACTAACTCGGGCGGTGGTGTTTCGGGTGTTGCAACTGTTACTATTCCACCTAAAGCAGAATATCGTTTCAAGTCTACTGGAGAGACTCTCGGATCTTTCTCTGTTAGCGAATTAAGCTAAGCACTAACGATATAAATAATTAACATGGCAGACATTGAAGACATTCAAAACGGCGAAGTAGGTTCATCAGTAAAAGATAAACTTAATGATACTATCGCTGAAGCAAATAAATTAAGAGACTTAAGTGCAAAAACATTGGTCGGTAATAAGTCCTCTGACGCAGCGGATGCAACCAACGATATTGAACTTAAGGAAGTGGTGGAACTTGCAACCGCAACTCACGAGAATGTTCCGACAACTAAAGCAGTCCATGATTTGTTTGGTTCAATCGAGATTCCTGATGTAGGAACAGATTTAACTCTCGTTGATGACGATAACTTTGTCAATTCGCGAAGTGATACTGCATCGTCATCACAAGCAATCAAAGCATACGTCGATGCTCAAGAGCACGTCATTGATATTTTTACTCATCCTGATATCAGCGCTAACAAATATTCATCAAAACACATTCCGTTCACGTTTTGGAAGAGCACAGGAACTCAACAATTTACGTCAGTAAACTCTGGCACCATTACTTATCCTGCTGGGATTTATCGAATTAGTATGACTGGTCGTTTCTGGGAGAACGATAATGATGTCGGCGATTATTATAGAATCCGTCCTAATATTAACGGTAAGATATGCTCTGAGTTTAACACCAACGGCCTTTACGGCGACGACCGACGATTCGTATTTGATACCACAATAGTTGAGTCTGCGCCATGGACATGCTCACTATATTCAAAACTTAATTTGGATAGATCAAACATTACCTTGCAAGCAAGAGATCTTAAAATCATCGTAGAGAAAATCTCATCTTCAATCTAATTCATTATGGCTATTACACAAATTGCAAATTTAGAGTCAGCGAGCACAGTTCGCACTAAGCTTAACGAAATGATTGAGCAGTTGAACACTGTTCCTGCGCTGAACCCAGAAGCCGTAACACCAATTGCAAGTGGCGGTACGGGTGGAGCAACTATCGCTGAGGCACAGACCGCGCTTGAAATTCAACCGCGCTCAGCTGAACTTGATGAGATTGCAGCACTAACTGGAGCAACGGTTGACCAACTGATAGTACATGACGGCACGCAATGGATAGCTCGCGATCGTAATGCTGTAACGGGAACAGGTTGGGGTAATTATGCAGATGATGAATTTGATGCATCAAATTCAGTGCCAGTAACATTAACTTCATTAAATGCACTCACACAAATCACGAATGATGGACTTGCCTCAGCCACAGTTTTAACACACCTACCGCAGAATTTAGATAATAGCCCGCCTACAGTTAACCTGCTGGTTGGTGATGCTATTCAAGCAGTTGAAGGCGACGCGTTTGATCTTCGTATATCGTTTGACGCATTACCTGCAGCAATAGACTCATGGTTTGACATTGTTTTAGATATTGGCGACCCTGGTAACACTTCAATAGTGATCGCGTCTCAAACGATTGTCCTACCTAAAGGTATTACGACGACTCGTGTGGTTGCAACGTTTCCAATATTCGCTGGAGCTACGTTTGAAGCAAATGGGTGCAGAGTCTATATTGATACAAGTCTATCGGGTGATACTGTTGATGTATCAAACGTTGCGTTCTTTATTAAGCAAGATTTTAGAGCTTAACCTGCAAAGACGTTTCCTGATCCTGCGGCAATAGTTGATCCACAAGATACAGTATCACCTATTCGAGCACAGCCGCGCCCATTAACAAAAACTGAGCCTGACGCTGCTGAGGTGACTCCACTATGAGGAGTGCAATTACTGCACCCGTGAACAACCCAACCATCACCTAAGCGGTGGGTGCCGATACCGTTTGTAAAGACATTGCCTGAAGCAGCAACATTTGGTCTGGACGGAAAGCATCCGTGTCCAGTGCAGAGATCACCTAATCTTGTTACAGGTTGTCCCATTATGCGGAAATATTTTGAAGGAAGTCATCCAAACTGTTGGTATAGTTTGGAGATACCACTTGTGTGAATGTTACAATAACGTCTCCGTGAAATGATGAGTTATAAGCGACCGTGATGCTTACACTCTGCGAAGACTGGTCGGGTACCCACTTAAACACTTGTCGGTTCTTCCCAATAACATCTGCAAACGATTTTGATACAATCGGAGTCTCCCAGAGATTGCTTTTACCTTTAGTAAAGTGATGAACCTCACTATCAAATAGAGCAAGTTCGTGCGCGCCATTGAATGCTACTGATATATCATCACCAGAGAGCTCAGCAGTAACAGTGATCCCAAGTACAGGGTTGTCTGCGCCATCAGTCCGTGCAATAGTGATCAACGGTGGACTATCCAACGTCAAGACCTCATCTGGTAATGCTGGGGAGCCAAGGTACAACTCATGTTCAATTGTTCTTACCGCAGAAAACTGTTGATTGTTTTCAACTGAAGGAAGTGTGGTGTTGGATATCGTTGCCATTATAAATACATATTTATAACTCAACCAAGGAATATTATGTTTGGCCTTATTACAATGATCATTACCACCCTAGGCGCTGCAGGTATGGCATCTGCAGCAAAGATGCTCGCAGGCATCATCGACCGCATCGGCGCAGCAAAAGAAAAGGCACAAGATCGAGAGCTCGTTCGTGACCTTGAAAGAACACAGCTTGATCTTGAAGTTCAGAAGATGATCTTTGGTGGAAATGGCGAGAATGCTAAGTTCTCGCGCGGGACACGTCGATTCATGGCACTGATTACAGGCTTCACATTCTCGGTAGTCACCATCCTTTGCACAATTTGGCCATCAGTTCCTTTAGTTACATTTGCTAACTTTGCGGCACAAGGTTCAAGTTGGTCACTCCTATGGGGACTAATCACAATCCCAACCGCGTTAGCAGGAACTACAGTTGTGATAACTACTGGACACGTTGTTCTTCTCTCTATTGCAATCATGGGAGCAGTATTCGGGTGGTACTTTACGCCAAGCGGCCGTTATTAATGAAAAAGTTTTTCACAGTATTATTCTTGGTATTTGCATGTTTCAGCTTCGTTGGCTGTCAATCAATGCAAGGTCTCCCTAACGGCGACAAAAACGACGTCCATACTCGTATGCAAGAAATGCATATGTCCATCGACGAAAGTTCCCAAATGCTCTATATTGACGAACCAGCTGGAGTTAGCAGAAATCCGAATTCGTCAGTATTTGCTCGACCAGCACTTTGGCAGCGAAAGAGCGCATTTGTCGAAACTGCGCAAAGTGACTAAAACACGAATACGTCAACTCCTATCCGAAGGAGTCTGCACAGTTAGGCACATCAAAGCAAATGGAAGCATGGAACTGTTGCATTGCACCACAGATTCTTCTCTTGTCTCCGTTAAAGGTGATAAAATGGCTCCTAAATCTCCTTTTTCTGACCGAATTCGCGTATATAATACCGAGACGGGTAGACATTCGGCATTTTTAGCAAAAAATGTGCTTAAAATAAGAAAAAAAGAGAAATAGCCAGAAATAACTATATACAGATCGGATTTAGTATGTTATAATTGTATTATGACAATGACTAATCCAAATCAACTGAGAAATGCCAAGGAGCTTAATGCTGCTCGGATGATCGTATATCAGTCGACATTATGCCATCCTGATTGGGATGCATTTAGTCACGCGTCATATCTTGAATCGGAGCACATGTTTGATCTTGACAAGGAATACTTGTTCTGCGTATGGCCTGTCGGTCCCAAACTTTATCCTCTGCGTCAGTACGTCGAAAATTGGGTCAAGTTCCCAAATCGCCTTGCTGACGCAATTCGTAAACAGAAATAACTATGAGTCTAGACCAAGCAATTAAAAGCGGACAAGATCACCGCAAAGAATACCGAGGCGGTAAAAACGTCTGTAAGTCATGCCGCAACCACGGCGGATGTCCTGTCTGTGAAGGCAATCGTGCATATAGCACAATCAAAGGCCAACAGGCTGCTGATGCTGAACTTGATCAATCTGATCAACCGTATTACATTGACGATTCTGCAGAAGAGATCCGCGAAGAAATTTGCCCTGATCCTACTGATCCGTGGAATATGAAAGAAGCTGACTTTAACTCAAACTGCTAACCAAAATATTATTATGTGCAAAGTGAAACAAATCTCTCGCAAGAAACTCAATTCAACTCAAGACGAGTTCATTACTCGTGACCGTTCGATTACCGTCGACGAAGACAACAAGACTGGAGATATCACCATTGAGGTGACTCTATTCGGAACTGTTGCTGAACGTTGCTTCGACCGTCTCGCTGAAGATGACCGCCGCAAGTGGGTTGAAGGATTCTTTAACGGAGCCAATGCTCCTCGCATCCGCGAATTTACTCTCATCAAAAAAGGACACTAATCATGGCTAAACAATTCGATCGTCGAGGCAACGTTGTTGCTCACGACACTAAATATACTGGTGAAGAGTCAGTCTGGACAGGCGAGCTGACTCAAGAAGATTTCATGAGTCGTCGTTCAGTGATGCTCGGTTTTTACAATTACTACCTCGACAAGAAGGCTCTCCTGCCCGATGCTGATGAGTGGATCAAGCGCTGCATGTCTGCAGTAAAACTCCCTCAAAGCATCATGCAGAATGAGTTGTCGTTCACCGTATTGAAGCTTATGCGGGCAAATAACCGAGGAATGGCTTTGGTCACTGAAGATACCAACGACTTCGAGATGATTGAAACTGCAGTCGCTCGTGCTCAAGTTATTGCAAAGAAGGCTGCTGAAGATGCAAAGCAGAAAGCAAAGGAAAAGGATGCTGCTGTTGCGGTAACACCTTTGACGTCAGCAGCTGATGCTCAGGTCAATGAAGTCCTTTGTGACTTGGAGGAAATGTATGACAAGTGGGTTGTTGAAAAGACCAACAAACCTGTCGGCGTCAACCTCGGCGATATCTGCAAGAACCTCAAGATCAAGAAGACTGGTCAGTTTGTCGATTGGCTTGACAAGAACATTGATGAGCTCACTCGTGCTCTCAACAAAGAAGATGAATTTGCTATTGAGGGCTACTCGTTTCTCAACAAGCCGTCACTTCGCAAATGGATCAAGGCACTCGAGGATATGAAAGCGTCCTTGAAGATCACTCGAAAGGCTAAGAAAGGCGGCAAGCCTCGTGCAAAGAAGGTGAAGACGCCAGGCGAACAAACCAAACACCTCAAGTCCGCTGAAAAGGATGAAGACACTGGAGTTGAAGCATTGCCTGTCTCGTCTATCATCGGCGCTCAAACGGTTGTCCTATATAACACCAAATACCGTGACGTCAACGTGCTGAAGTGTAAGTCAGGTGAAGGATTCACTGTGAAGGGTCAGGCCGTCCAAGGTGTGGCGGAGAAAGCATCGTATGGAGTGAAGCTCCGTAAGCCAGAAGAAGATCTGCAGCCACTGAAGGATGCAAAGAATCCCGACAAATACATTAAAGTGTTGACAGCGAAGCCAAAAGGGTTCAATATTAGATTCAATGACAACGTAATGGTCATCTACGCAAAATAAAATGGAAACTCCTGAAAAACTACTAAGTCTCATTGATGAGACTATCACTAAAGCCTCACGGCTTCATCCTAAAGTGTCAGCAGATGCCAAAGGGATGATTAATAACCTGTTGGACATGCGTAACCTCATTGTTGCTGATGAACACGAAAAGGCAAAACCTAAGGTTGAGAATGCTCTTGAAAAGAAGTTGACTGCGTTCAATGTCAACGATAAGGTGACCGTTCATCTCACTGAAGCAGGTGTCAGATACGTTAAGGCGAATATCACTGGATGGCAACGGAAGCTTAAGCGTGACGGCCTTTGGACTGATCAGATGTGGTGCGTCATGCAGGACTTCGGTCCAAGGATCGTTTTCGGGGGTGAGCAACTATTCAATTCTAACGTCATACTACAAACAAAATAAATCATGGGCTCATTAAACGCTATTCCTATCCTTGGCTGGATTATCTCAATTCTCTGTGCAATGTCACTTGCAGTTCCCTTTTGGATCTGCTGGACAGTCTGTGCTATCGGTGCAACTCTATTCCCCTTCTTGCCTGCCGCATGGGTTGCATTAGGGTTCTGGCAAACCGTTGGGCTGTTCACCTGTTTATCAATTGCAAAGTTGATGGTCTTCCCACGATTTGCATCAGTCAATAACGGCTAATCAATCACTCATTCTCACTAATGATAATTCAACGATTTACTAAAGAAAGCTTTACGCATCAAGTTGAGCGGATCGTCAGAAAAGACAAACTCACTTACATTGAAGCTATCATTGATATCTGCAGTGAGAATGAGATTGATCCTCGTGACGCCCCTCAGCTTTTCGAAGACATCCTACGTCAACGTATTAAAGATGAGGCAGCACGTCGCGGTTCTACAAAGAAGACTCGTGAAGACCGCGTGACACAGCATCGAGCATTATTCTAACGAATGGCAAAGTACTATCCGAAAGATCTCTATTACATTGATACAGCGATCAAGTTACACTTCAAAGATGAGAAGTTCGACGCGTTCAAGTATCGTATGCGAGTGCGTAAAGTATCCGACGCGACATTCGAGCGCAATCGCTTCTTTACACAGTACGTCCGATGGACAGAGAAGCTCAATGGGCGAAACATTCATCCTATTGAGTTTGTGCTATCCAACGTTCTTGCAGGTGAGACCGTCTTGTTTAACTATACTCTTGAGAACTATGAAGAGTGGCGTGGCAAGATGGAGAGTCTCAATTACAAACTCATCGCGCAGTTAAATGAGGTGATGGCAGACAATAACATTGACAAGTTCGCAGAACTGTTTACAATTGATACTTCACAGTCGGACTATCCAATCATCGTAGAAGCGTACTTGGATAAAAAGATTTCATTAGAAGCAATTACTGTTATAAATATGTTTGTCAAGCTTACCACGAAGCTCAAGATTACAAACCTTGGGTGGGAAGACATACGACTAAACATAAAGAAATACGAACCATTTTTAAGTAGGATGATTAACGTCGATAAGATGAAAGTCAAACTGCTTAAGACATACAAATAAACACAACTAAACACAAAGGAAATACTATGGCATCATTCGCCGATCTAAAGAAAACAAGCACAGTTAACATCAGCGATCTCGTAAAGAAAGCTGAAGCAGAAACAAGTTCAAAGAAGTCATATACTGACGACCGTTTCTGGAAACCAACTCGTGATAAGTCAGGAAACGGATACGCAGTTATTCGATTCCTTCCAACCGCTGACCAACCTACACCGTGGGTTAAATACTTTGACCACTTTTTCAAGGGTCCTACTGGTCGTTGGTATGTCGAAAAGTCATTGACCACTATCGGTCAAGCTGACCCTCTCGCTGAAATCAACACTGAGCTTTGGAATCGTGAGACTTCAAGCAAGGCTGAAGAGGAAGCAAATCACGAAATCGTTCGCAGCCGTAAGCGTAAGCTTCACTATGTTGCTAATGTTCTTGTTATTAGCGACCCAGCAAATCCTGAGAACGACGGTAAGGTGTTCCTCTACGACTTCGGTGCAAAGATCTTCCAGAAGGCGATCAATGCTATGCAGCCAGAGTTCCCTGACCAGAAACCATTCAACCCGTTTGATCTCTGGGGTGGTGCTAACTTCAGCATCCGTATCCGTAAGGTTTCAGGATATCCGAACTATGACGAGTCATCATTCGCCGCACCTGAAGAGTTGTTTGGTGGAGATGAAGATAAGCTTAAGGCAACGTATGAAGTTACCCACGAAATTGGCGAGTTCATCGACCCTAAGAACTTCAAGTCATACGACGAGCTCAAGTTGAAGCTTGATCAAGTGTTGGGAACCGCCAAGACAGCTGATGCTGTGATTGAGCCTGCTGCTTCGGCAACAAGTGCACCGTCACAAGACTCACGTCCTACGTTCACAAGCGCGGAGACAGCAACTGAAGTGCCTGAATCATCTGGTGATCTGGATGAGGATATGGCGTTCTTCGATAAAGCCATCGACGACGAAGACTAAGATAAAGTCAAAACCTTTCAAAGTGCATTCAGTAATGGGTGCACTTTTTTTTGGGTCACTTAAAAGTCATGAACCACGCTCTGCTGTGGGAATCCGTTGTTATTGACCACAGTCATGTTTGAGTTCTTCGTTGAGTTATCACTCACATTACTGATAGGAACAACTGTTGCCTGAGAACCAGCATTGCTTTGTCGTTGTGCAGTGTCATTAACGTATGCTTGCGCCAACTGTGACTGTTGAGTTGATTTGTTTTTACCAATTTGTGGTATAGCTTGCTCAGCTGGAGTTTTAGATCTAACTGTAATTGGTGATTCAATGTCTTCACCAGTCTTCTTATTAATACCTGCGTACTTGTAGATAGATTCAGGAATAGCCTTTGCGGTTAGACCAGCAATACTTGTATACCACTTCTTCCCACTCTTAGGGCGAGGTAAAATGCTTTTAAGCAATGCCTTCATAACGTCATTGATCTTATCACTAAAGTCAGACACGTTAAGCATGTTTCCAATTCCATCCGCAGCACTTGATAGCATTGATTTGAGTGTGTCAATAGGACTGCTGATTGCCTCATAGATCTTGAATCCAATGTCTCCCAACCATTCACCTGCTGTTCCTAGCCAGTTGAGTAATGTCATGAAGCCATCTTTGAAATTCATTTCAGCAAGCATCGACTCAAGTAAATCGAATCCAAGCATGCCCGCAATCTTTTTGCTTAGCCATAGGATAATATCGACAGGCCATCCAAACATTGTTGACACGAAATCAGTGAAACCTAATTTGAATGCTTCAAAGGGCCCAACCATGTCCTTCTCCTTCATAAATGTAAGTATGCCGCGAAAAATTCCAGCGACTACAGTTAGTGGGAATATCACACCTTTGGTAAAAGCTTTCATTGTTGATAAGAATCCCATCAGACCACCGCCGCCAGTAAGTAATGGGACGATGGTGCCACTAAAGAATGTGACTGTTGCTGCAACAGCACCCCATGCCTTTTTAAGATGTCCAGCGAGATCCGCAATCATGCCGCCAATCTGAGTTTTCTTGCCAAATTCTAACAACTTCTTACCGCCTCTCTTTGCTGCGTCCTTCAGTCTGGCCTTCGCTGCCTCACGAGCATCTTCTCCTTCTTGCAAATCATCTCCAGCTTCATCTCGCTCACGTTGCTTGAATATACCAAGGATACCACCAAGGCGGTCACCAAGTAAAGCCAGACCAGTCTTCAAGATCTCTTGAGTCTCTTCCTCAGCAGCAACAACGTCATCGTTTGAGTTAATGACTGCTTCAGCAGAATCATTTGTCACGTCTTCAACCAACGCAGTCATTGGTTGGATAGAGTTCGACAAAGACAGCTTCAGTTCTTCAATCAGTTCGCCAAGGAACAGGAAACCTTCTTCAAAGATCGGTTTAATATCGAGCGCGACATTCAATGCCTCGTTCTCTATCATATTTGATTCCTGAAGTTCTTCAACAACTGATGTAAATGCACCTTTAGTCATGCAATTATTTATGAAGACTTCTGGTTTTTAATTCGATCGTTCTCTTCCTTTACGTGCTGAATAAGCAACGAAACATAAATTTCGCGTTCAAAAGGTAACATATCGTCCAGCTCTGACAAAGAGTAGCCATGATGTTGCATCATTACGAAGTTCATTCGGTAATGATTCTCCAGACTCTCATGACAAAGCGCTACCCTAAAAAAGATTCGAGCCCTTTCAAGACGATCTTATTTTCATATCCACACTTTGAACATTTCCAAGTATGAGTATACTCCATAGATGGTTGGTTGGACACGTATTCTTGAATCTTCTTTAGCTGCCCTGCAGTCATAGAACCAATAAACTCATCAAGTTCAGCCTTTGGCACATCCTTAACATCCCACACATCTTCAGCATCAAAGATGTTGACAATGGCTGAACGGATGAGTCGTTGAATAGTATCAGGCGAAAGTTTTTTCATGTCCTGCTCATTCATTGTCTGAAGGATAGTAGCAGGAATGTGCTTCAATGTAACACCTAGCTTGTCGTTGAGACGAACGACAGGATCACTCTTCTCGCCTGCTGGATATACAAACTCAATATCCTCAATAGAGATATCAATTGTCTCCTCTTGATCACAGCCTTCACGCCCACACTTAAGTGTTACTTCAATGTTCTCACCCATCGACTTTGAACGCAACTGTAGGAAGATGAACTCGAAATCATATAGCGTTAGATCATTTGAATCAAAGTCACCAATAATACAGTTCTCAATCAACTGCATGATATTTTTGGTGATGACTTTAATATCACCTGTCTCCATTGCGATAAGCAAAGCCTTCTCCTCTTTAACAAGGTAAGGACGGAATGTAATTGACTTGCCAGTAGATGGCAATGTTGTTGTGTAGTGGGTTGTTTCTAATTTTGGGAGCATATTTTATATATGCAAGACCTACTGGCTATTCTGTACCTCAGCAGGGACACTTGTATTACTATTACCTGTTGATGAATCCTTGAACTTCTCATAAGTAAATGTTACAGCAATCTTCGACACAACGTCTGAACCTGCAGCATCAAGGTCAAGCGAGTTGACACCAACCGGCCATGCATTCTCTAAAGTAACATCAAAGACAACATTGTCGTTACGGTCCAACTGCTCAATTAATAAATCAACTGCATAGTCATCACGATATGCCACAGTCCAATCATCTTTTGACACAATTTGGTCATGCCATTGCTTGAAGAACTTAACAATCGAGAACTTGCGTGTGATAGGGAATACCATGCTCACATCTTCATAGGTTCGAATGTTTGGATACTTGGTTGGGTTGCGGAATGTCTGGTTCTCAAACGAACCGATCTGGGAACCAGGGATTTGGACAGTCTCAGGCTGAAGCACAAGGTGATTGCCTCCAGTTGGTCGCTCATCGAGATCATTTAGCTTAATGCCCTCAACACCAGTGAATGAGATCTTAGGTGCGAATGTGACTCTAAAGCGATTAGGATTGATCGGTCCCAATTCGTTTGCAATCTGTGCTTTGAAGTTGTCTATGCTTGACATGGTAAATTATATTTGACGGAGCGAGTCTTTCCAGACTGCTGCCTTTGATGATCCAACAAATGATTCTGTTGGTAGGAATAGAACCTTTTGCCAATCTTCGTATGGTATTTCCTTTGGCGGGGTTACTAAATGTTTGTTCAAGTAATGCTTTAAGCACGGTTTGAATGCTGCTAACTTCGATGAGCCTTGTAGAATCTGATATGTCAACTGCAATCGTTTCGTTTTGCCTATCGTCTTTGTCTTAGCAACCTTTGCAAT